ATCAGCAACGATATCTGCTGCGGTGGTTAGCATGAAGTCATCGCGGACAATAGAAATTGATTCGCGCTTATCAATGCTTCCCATACCACGAGAGGAAACACCTAACTGAACTCCTTCACCTAGAAGTGACTTAGCGATGTTACCCATCGGCGTATCTAGGATCTGTGCCTTACCGATAAAGTTATGACCTTCGGCGCGGAGACTTACGATCCTATGTGATACTCTATCAAGGTTGATAGTAGGACCATCTGGGTGACCGAGTTCTCCTAAGGCACGTTTTGGTTTTACATATTCCTCGTTGTATCTCTCTACCTCGCGGTTGAGAACTTCAAAAGGATACATGCGACCATTGCGGTTCTTTAGTTCTGACTGAAGAAAAACTCCTTCAATGTAAAGAAGCTTCTTACCGTCCCTCTCCTCAGTAAGGATTTGAACGTCTTCAATCTGTTCCGTTATCAGTTTCATCGGTCTCTGTCTCTGTAGGTTCGTCAAAGAATGTTTTCGCTACAACTTGCTTATAGGTTGCCATTGCATCAGATGCCTTGGCAAAAAGCAGGTCATGAATAGCATCAATAGCAGATGCTCTGTCGTTGTCGCTGATCTTATCAACGATATTAACGACGCCTGGTTCAGGGTTATGTTGTTCCATGATAACAATTCCGTATAATTTATTTAGTATTTGATGGAGGTTTGGGCATTCTCTTTGCTTTATCAACCTCACGATCAACGCTATCATCAGCAGCTTCCGCTTCTCTAGCTGCAGCATCTTGTGCTTGCATGTCTTGTAGTTCTGGTTGGAACGCGGTATTCTGCTGTGACATTGTATCCATCATGTTGGTTTGTGCTGGATCAATAGCAAGACCAGAAGAAATTTCTTTCTTCATCTGCTTATCAATTTCAATAAAGTCTTTATCCTTTTGACCGAGAATGTTGCGGCGAACATACTCAACAGAGAAATACTTACCAACAAATGGATCCATCTGAGTGACAGCCATCATTCTCTGATTCATCATTTCAATTTCTTTTAGTTCATTGAAATGATTATCAAACAAGAAGTCATATTGGATATGCTCCTTCATATCATCCCAATCTTCAGGTGAGATGATACCTTTGAGAATTAGTTGGGTCTTCAGAATATCTTGGAATAGTTCTGAGAAACGCTTGCGGAGACGACCGATGAACTTAGCAAACTTGAGTTCATCCCTAAGAACCTCTGTGGTCTTACCAAGATTAAACCCTTTGTTGTCATCCGTAAGGCGGGAAGGTGGTAGGTTGAGTGAATTGTAAAGTTTCTTTTTGAAATACTCAACATCCTTGAGTTCGCCAAGGTTCTGACCGCCTGGGAGTGTAGTGATCTCAGTTCCCCTACCACCTTCGCGGCGAGGGAGCCAGAAATCTTCAAGCATTGACATATGCTTTTTATCATCACGCATCTCTCCTGTTTGCGCGTCATAGACAAGTTTGTTTCTGTAGCGAGACATCACATCGCGCAGGTATTGTTCTGCCTTGACCTTTGGTAGATTACCAACATCAATGTAGAAAATTCTACGTTCTGGTGCGCGTGATAGTCTGTAGATAACAAGTGAATCTTCAATCATGCGGAGTTGATTGAGTGACTTGATTGCCTTATGCAGGAAACCAAGAACCATTCTCTTGTTTAAATCTTGTAGTCCTGAAGGAACAAAGGTGATAGAATCAACTGCCATCTTCACGCCTTGTGAGAGTGACATATCACCAATTGGTCCTAGAACACCACCTTTGTAAAATCCTTTTGGATTGTAAAGATAGTAATCAACAAACGTTCCATATTCATACTCAAGCGCCGTGCCTTTGATTGCTGCTTTCGCTAGAGAATCTTTTGGAGTGTTGTCAATTTTTTGACGGACCTTCTTGATCTTCATCGGATCGATGTAACGAAGTTCCGTAATTCCTTTCTTTGGATTATCTAAATCGATTACCTTATGGTAGAATAACCTACCATCAATGTACCAAGTTCTGACAATCTCATGTGCGCGATTGTCAAAATTCAACAGACGTTTGACATATTCAAACTCATTACGAATTCTATTTTTTACTCCAGCACCAACATCTAGATTATCTAAATTAATTTCTACTGGAGAATCGTAAGCATCACTTACTATGAATTCATTAACAACTTCATCTACCGCACTATCCACCTCAGGGTGAATCGCCATGTCACGATAACGACGGATCATCTCAAACTCATTGCGAGCTTGATTATCCGTATCTACATACGTTCCATAATACCCACCTGCGGCGACGGCGATGGGTTCATCAGCAGAAGGAGGGACAGGGGATTGCCCCTTCTGTCCCTCCTTTCTGTTAATCTGGAAGCCAAATAACTGACTCATGATTAAAATACAAACAGTTGAGCGTTCAACTATTTATTAGATCAGAATTTATGCGTTTGCAGCAGCATTACCAGCGGTTGGGTTCTCAGTGGTCCAGTAGGACATTTGGAACTCAACTGTGAATTCTTCGATCTGATCGTTGCTGTCATAAGCAAGATCAATTGAAGAAACTGAAGTTGGGAATGCGTGATGCATACTGTAAGTTCTGATGATAGAACCACCTGGCTCTGTAGCATTCTTCTCTAGTTGATGAACTTTGAGAGTTGCCATGTAACCAGTGTCGCTAAACTCTGGTACAAATCTTGGAGCAGTGTTCTCTTCATGAGTGTTGATGAACTGGGACCACTCTTCAAAGAAACCACGGATTTTGAAATCCTTGTCGTTGAAGAATGTTGCGCTCCAGTTATCAAAGGTACGATCTCCTGCAATCTTTACAGTTCTACCTCTGAAAGGAACTTCAATAACACCTAGGTTTGAACCAGGAAGATTAGTTGACTTACAAAGAAGATTTGTAAGAGCAATATCACCTGATGGCTTATTGGTGTTATCTGGGAATTGGATTTCTACCTCAAACATATTGGGCTTAACGCCCTGTTTAATAGAACCTAGAAATCCATCGATACTTGATGAGAGTGGCATTGTTGTTTACCTCGTTACGATTTTTGCTGATATATTATTAATTATCTACCGATGATTTCAGAGAATGAAACTCCAGTTCTTGTAGCAGTTAGTGTAACTGTTACATAATTGATGGAACGGGTTGGTTGTAGATAAATCTCAGCAACGAACTCGTTGGCATCAATAACAGCAGGAGTGTTATTGCTCTCATCACAAACAACGAAGTAATCGGTTAGACCTCTATCTGCCTTGATCTGAGAAAGGAATCCATTCATTGCAGAAGCAAATCCACCACGGGTGAGTGAATCGTTTTGCTCGAATAGAACACTTCTCGAAAGTTGTCTTGCTCTCTTCTCAATGTTGAGGAAGAGACGACGAACGTTGATTCTGTCAAATGCAGAAGGTGATGCGAGAGCGGTCTTATCGCCAAATAGAACAGGACCAGAACCAGCAAGTGAAACGATTGGGTTGATTCTGGAAGTATAGAGTTCATCTCTATCTGCCTTGCCAGGATTGTAAGCAAGTTTGACTACGTTACGTAGACCACCCTTATTTACACCAGCAGGAGAATACCAATCATTCAGAGAAAGTGAAGTTCTGACACATAGACCAGCAACATCACCGTTACATGCAACATAACGATACTTGTCGTTGAAACGATCATAGGTGTATTTGATGCCGCTATCAAATACTGCGTATGAAGTTGAAGGTAGTCCATCGAAGAATGCGATGGTGTTATCTCTTTGTTGTGTTGAAGTTAGAGCAGCGTTTCCAGCAGTAGCAACTTGGTTGCCAATGTAAGGAGAAACGAAAGCAACACAGTCAGCTCTTGAAGTTGCAAGTGCAACAGCAGCAGCATACTTACCAAGAGTTGCCGCCTCTGCTGTTGTGTATCCTGCTTCTCCAGTTGCCCAAGTGATTGAACCACCACCTAGAACAAAATCGATTTCTGCATCTTCTGTATCTAAGAACAGATCATATGCAGCATCAATCTCACCAACTGTATATGCGTAATCATCAACACCACCACTTAGGGAATATTCTCTTACAGTGGATAGTTTTAGTTTTACAGGAACGGATGAGGTTGCTCCATAAGAAGCAGCAGTATCTCCCCACTCTCCAGTACCAGCAGCAGCAAGATCAGCTCCAGAAAGTTCTACACCGCTGTATAGTTTTCCAGAGAACTCATTGATAGCAGATCTCCAGTAATTTGAAGCGCCTTCTGCTGTTCTTGCATCGCTAATCTTTGAAAGATAAGTTAGTCTCTCAACGATTGTATTGGTGCTTTCATCAACAACAGCAACATGAACTTCGTCATAGCTGAGGTGACGCTCTGCAGCCCAAGCAGAAGTGCCAGGACGTGGAGCAATTGCTGAAAGCTTGAGACCAGTTGAAGCGATATCGGTATTGTTATACCAGGATTGAACTGCGGTTACCGCTACATCAGTAGCGCCAGCTCCTGCACCAACAATGGTGTCAGCAACAGCAACTAAAGTTGCTGGAGCATCTAGAACAATAGCAAACGATAGTGCATCTGCTGCTACTGAATAGACTTTACCTGCTTTACCGCCAACAGTGATTGCATCGCCAACTGAAGGTGCTGGATCTAGTGCTGCATCAACTGTAACAATTTGATCTGCGCCACGATCAGCAACTACTACTAGATAGTTGTTACCGTCTGCACCAGCATAGCGAGCAACAAATTTCTCGCTTGAACCTACACCAGCATCGAAATCTCCTTTGGTTCCGATTAAAACACCGCTACCTGATGCTGCTGCGTTTTTGACAGCTGTTGTAGCACGAACAACTGCTAGTCTTCCGCCGTAGTTTAAAAACTCAGCAGCAACCAGCCAATCAGCTGCGTTTTCTTCTGATGGAGAACCAAAGGTGTCGATTAGTTCTCTTTCTGAATTGATTTTAGTAATAGCGCCTACTGGTCCAGTTCTAAAACTGGAAGCAAATGCAGAAGTGATAGATGATGCACCTACGACTACAGCATTTGATAAATCACGTTCTCTAATAATAACACCAGGCGAGACTTGACTTGCCATGTTTTACCTCTGGATACTCCAAAAATTATCTAAATCTATTTAGATTTTTGGATGCTTCACGGGTGGTGAGCCATGCATGAACTACCAATCTGGATATCCCCAATCCATGAATGGATCACGCTTCTTCCTACTATCTATTACTCTTTTAACTGTGCAGTCCTTACATTCGTATGCATATGCTGACGGATGACCTTTTTTTGTTTTTCTGGTGAGATAGAACTCAGAGATCAAATCTTTTTTTATTCCACAAGATCTACACACTCTCTCCCTGAAGAGCAAATGTTCTAGTGAAAATTGATCTCCTAAATCCATCAGTAATTCCACATATACGATACTTCTTCTTGCTTGTCCCCATACTCCCAAAGATTTCCATCAGCATCAATGTAAGTATCATCTCCAAGACCATCATCAATGAATCCAAAAGGTGCCATATCCTGTTCGATCTGATTTCTCTGTTCTTCGTAGATGCGTCTCCTGACATCTTGATCGGTCATCTCCTTAAAGTATTCTTGCATGACTAACCATGCAAAGAGAACCATACACATTACAAGGTCATCGTGGTATCCTTCGTCTGCTTCCCATGCTTGTTTCTTCTGAACAAATGTGGTAAGCTCTTGGAAGATTTGGAAATCTGTAAAAATAAGTTTGTCTTCTTCAATAATTGCTTTGAGGTTAGCGCAACCAATCTTCTTCACGGTCACGCTCATCTTCACACCTAGTTGAGTTTTATTACCTGAGAAACCCTGTCCGACAATTTGACCAGCTCTCCCTCGCATCGCACACATAAGGACGTTAGGATATTCGAGATCGTAGTTGAGAGTTGCAGCAATACTATCACCGATGTCATTTACTTCTACCAATACGTATGGGTTATTGTATTCTTTACAGACTTGGAAAATTACCGAGGGAAACAGTACAGGTTTAATCTCATTATTTCTGTACTTTGCAACGATCTTATACGGCATCGTGGTGATATCAAACACGATGAAAGCACTATAGTCGCCGCCAATTCCCCTGGCAACATCCACAGTAATAATATATTCGTGATCCTTTTCTGCTCTCTCGTAAATGTCAAGTCCTGCATTGCTAGCGATGGGGTCTGCGAATGGAATAGCTTGTAATTTAGATGGATTGATTAATGTGTCTGCCGATCCTAAGAAGTCACACTCAAATTCCTGTGCGAACTGTCGTAAGGATGTGTTCTTGATTGTTTCTTCTTTCCACTTAGCATCCCTTCCAGGGACCTGCGACCAATGGACTTCGTTAGTGACATATCCGTTCTTACCACGCCTAGCATCCTCCCACATCTTGTAGAAGTGGTTCATGCCATTCGGCGTTGAGATGATTATGACTTTTGTGCTTTTACCAGAAGTAATAGTAGGATAAACAGAGGCAAAGAATTGCTCCGCAACATGGTTTGGAACGAAAGCGAATTCGTCGAGAAATAGGATATTAAACGACATGCCTCGGACAGCAGACGCAGATGTAGAAGCAGCCAGAATCTTTGATCCATTTTCAAGTTCAACATTACCTTTGTTCCATACTAGTACACCATGCTGCATCCACTTTGGCAAGTTCTCGTAAGCTAATTGTAGCCTACTTAGGAGTTCCCTGGCAGTTGATGCTTTGTTAGCAAGTATGCCAATGTTAACACTATCATAAAAAATTGCATAGAATAATAGATAAGCAACCACCGTGGTGGATTTACCAGTCTGTCTTGGGAGTTTTGCAATGTTGAATCTGTTGGAGTGGAAGTCCTCAAGAATTTTCTTTTGGAAGTCATACATTTCAAATGGAACAAGACCTTCATCAAGAGAAATAATCTTGATGTAATTCATAGCAAAATAAACAGGATCGTTCTTACACTTGATCCACTCATCAATTTGCTTCTTTGTAAAATTAATTGGGGTTCCTGCTTTCTTTAGATTAGGATTACCCAAATAGACATCATTACCAGCTGCCACAACAAAACTCAGTCACTACTTGATATTTAGTCTGCTGGGTGATCCTTCTCTAGTTCTGTCAATCTCTTCTCCCAGGTGACACCACCATCTTGTCCCCTACATGGGTTGATGCAATTATCATCACCTAGTTTGTTACAGACCAAACCAGCAAGGTCAAGTTCATTGCCTTTCTTGCCAGTGCCAGACCAGTAGTGCTCTCCATTGATCCATGTGGCACCACATTTCTTACAAGTCTTAGTATTCATTTGTTGTATTCTTTGAGGAACTTTTCAAAATTGTTGGTCTCTTTGACAAGTTGCCTCTTGAGTTTCCAACCCATCCACTTCATCTGAAGACGGATGAATGCATAACGAATTTGAAGATCTGCGTATGCGAATATCTTTAGAGTTTCATCAACGCCAGCGATTGCTACCAAGATGGCAACAAACACGACGAGCATATAAAATCCGTACATCATTGTAACTCCGTGCTACACAGATTATACGCTATGTAGCAAATTTGTGTGTTACATTAGGCTACGATTTTATAAGTATGTCTTTACATTCAAATAATATAAGGGTTACTCAACTAGACTTCCATTGGCACGTCTGATTTCTTTGAGTTCTTCAAAGTTCTTTTGCTTGGTTCCGCCGTCATAAGCCCAGGCGTAGCCTTCTGTAATCATTTGTTCGTTGAGGGACAACTCTGCGTCCCCAACGTATAACCAACCCAGAAGGCGACCGTACTTCCCGAAACCACCAACAAGTTCAGTCCTAATAATAAGGTCATCAGCACCAGCAATAGCGCCTGCCAATTTCTCCTCAAGCCAGTGGGTAGCATCATAACCCAATGCTTTTTCTTCGTCGTTCGTTGTGCGTTTCTCTGGAGTATCGATACCAGCGACACGAACTCTTTCCTTTTTATAGAGATCAAATCCCAGATCGATAATGACATCGATTGTATCTCCGTCGATAACTCTTTCGATTTCTTTTACTCTAAAGT